TTGTAATCACTTAGTTTTCGGTTATTATAATGATTAATTACTTGGCTTGTTGTTGTAACAGAAGTTCCTACTATGATTGTATCATAATCAGAATTTAGCTGCGCAATTGAGCTGTGCGCATCAGCAATCCCTTGCTCCATATGATTAAAATTTTCCGCACTAAGCGGTGTGCTTCCTTTTACCCATGTTTTCTTTGTGTATGCCATTTTTATCTCCTTTCATTTAACAGCAATAAATCTGATCTTCGCTGTTACTGCAGCAATAAATCATCTGTCCTTTTACTAATTCCGCTGTTACATATTTTGTTGTTCCATCTGCTTTTGTGACAGTTAATGTTGTACCACTAGCAGATATGTTTACGATTGCTTTATTCATATCTATCTGCTTTGCTGCGTAAGATTTAATCTTACTCCAAAGTTTTAACAATCCTGTTTCATCTAAGTAATTTGCCATATCAAGCACCTGCCTTTATGTAAGATTTGTATCCATCCAGGTGTTTGTGATCGTTGATATACTAAAAATTTCGCCTAATGGATCCCATGCACTGCCATTCCATGCTACATTCATACCAGCACCGCCGTATGTACTAGCAGTTTCGATGTTATAAACATCGCCAACACGTTGTCCTGTTGTCGGCAATTTATCTGCAGATGCGGCAGAACCGCAATACTTGTACATATTTGTGATTTCTGATTTTGTAGCATATGTACTCTGAATAGATGAATACGTTGGATATGCATCTAGTTTCTTCTTATCTGTCGTGCTCATAAGTCCGTGTGTTGACTGAGTAGCATCTGCATAAGTTGTATTATTATCAGAGCCCCAAACAGCTGTACCATCTGCTCCCCATCTTAGAATCTGTCCAGAACTTCCACCACTTGGAATATGCTTGTTACCAGAAGATGTAGGATGGACATATTTATTTGCGCCATCCACGATCCCTGCAAGTTTTGTTTTCTCTGCTGTCGTGTAGTCATTCGTAGATAAACCCTTGCCATCTACTTTATCAACTTTATTTTTTATCGCATCTGTAATCTTTGCTTTAATCTTCTGCCAGAGATATAAGACCCCATCAGAATCAAGATAATTTTTATCTGCCATTTTCCCTCCTGTTTTAATTTAACAATCCCTCTAGTGTTTCATTTGTGATAGGTTCCATGTTGCTTCCAGATATGTTGTACATTTCTGTACGGATTTCGTTTATTTTTGCAGATAAGTTGTTTGTGTTATCTGTTTGTTTATCAGTCAACGCTTTTATGGTAGAACCAAGAACAACACTGCTATCATCTGGTTGTTTTAAGTTTCTGCTTATTTTACTTATCTGCATATAAGAATTTATTCCATGCGGTTTTGATATTACAGGAATCTTATCTCCGATTTCTAACTGCTTCACATCAATTCCTATATCCTTAAGATCAATAGCTTTGAGTTCGATTGTTATTGATAGATTTATTAAATCTTTTAAATATTTTTCTGCTTGATCTTTTAAAATCTGTGGACTTTCAACATCTGAATAACTAACAGTTCCGAATATTTTCCCGAAGGCATCAACCGCTGCTTGATCATAAATATAATCTAAATCATTGTTGACACTACTAATCGTTATCGCTCTTCCTGTTGCACTATTTGTTGCTCCTAGCGGAATGATGCAGGTTTTAATATCATCCGATTTTATATACTGTGTGATATCAAGGATATTCTCTCCAAATGTAACACTTTGTCCATTCTGATCTTCATACTCTTTCAGATAGTCAATATAATAAATACCATCTTCTTTTCTTGTACGAATATAACCACCATAAACATTTATGAGATTATTCTCAATTGCTGTCCATGTGTCTTTATAATCATTTTCGTCATAACTTGCTGTTTCTCCTATTACTGTAATATTTCCAATTTGAAACTGCTTCTCTGTATCAACCTGTCCATTGTGAACATCAATAAAAAAACGGAATAATGAATCTGGTGTATAATTTCCTTTATAAGGTCTCTGTATAGAATCAAGAAGATATGCCATATTTCCTTCGCATGTGACTGTCTTTTCTCCATCAAAATCAATTTCCTCGCTTAGTACTCTGGAACAAAAAATCTCTTTCTCGTCCCCTACCCTATCAAAACAAATTATCTTTATTATCGTTTTTAATTTTTTGAATGAATCATAAAATTCATTATCTGGATAGATTGAAAATGAAAAAGAACCATTTTTATTTAACTCAGTATCTAATTTAGGATTATTAATCTGTTGAGTCCTATCCCATGGATGATACAGATATTTTCCATCGATCATCACTTTGTACACTTATAAACTCCCTCCTCGGTAATCTATAGATACCGTTCCGTTTCCTTTGAATGTTAGTTTATTATCCCCGGTTTTTAATAACAGGTCTGGTGTTCTGCTTTTTCCTTTCGGTAGATCATAAATTATTCCATCATATGTAACTGTCATTGCAGAACTACAATCAAATACGGGAACAACCATCATTGCTCTTCCTGGAATAATAACCTCTAACGTTCCATTAACCTGTAAATTGTTATATTCTCTGACGATCCCATTCTCAAAATTAAAATCATCCCATAAATAATCCTCTAATGAAGAATATTGTTCGAGTTTATATGGATCACGATTCACTGATATTTCTACCGTGCTATATTTTTTGTTTATCTTATCGGTATTAACTGATACTCTTCCTTCGTAGTAAAAAGAATCATTTCCCAAAATCACCTTCATTCTTCTTCCGTGAAGTTTATTTTTCAGTTCACTTCCTCGTATTAACCAAAGATCATAGTTGCCGTCTTTGAAATCAAACGAAAGTTTCATCGTTGCATTTTTGTAAACCGGAAAGCCTGTCAAAACCTCTGTAAGATCTAAATCCCCATTTCTTCCAGGGATTTCTTTAAATTTCTCATCTACTTCTGCCGATCCCGGATCAATTGATAACGCCTGCAATCCAAAATCTTCATACATGCTATAATCTCCAATTTTTACATCAAACATATTATCAATTCCTTCTTTCTGCCATCTGCTGCTTTTCTCCAAGATTCTTATTAACATATGGGGTTATTTGCTTTCCAACCGTTTTCCCATCTAGTTCAACAGTCGTGTGAATCTCCGCATATAATTCTTTTTTGTCTGTGTTATTTTGCATAATAATCTGATTATTTCCGCCTACTTTGTTATAGCTTGGAATATCAAACCCTTGATTTTCAATCGTTCCGACTTTTCGTTGCATTGCTAATATAGAAGCATCAATGTCTTTTTCTATTTGAGTTGTAGCTTGTGGCATATATCTATCAAATGCTGAACTTAATCCAAGCGGTAAATACTTACCGATCTTATCCCTCATCACCCTTGATGGGGATTTGATTTTTAATTTATCCTTCATGCTTTTAATAATCGTATTGCACATACTATTAACGGCTTTTGTCATTCCCTTTGTCTGAGAAGTCATACCAGAAATGAAGCCTTTCATTGTATTTTGCCCGATCTTGTTCAGCTTTGTTTGTAAATTATTCGCCTTTGTTGCAAGCTCTTTTGAATAGTTTGTTTCTAAATTATTTAAATCTTGCTGAAAGAAACTATTTCCAAACTCCTCTGATCCATTATATAGTTCATTCCACTTGCTTATATAATCTTGGAATTTCGCAGGGTCCAATGACTGTAAATATTCCATATAATTATTCGCACTTGCTACATCCATACCAAGAATCTGTTGCATTAAGGAATCTGGAATATTCCCTTTTAAAGACTTGATTCGATTCTGATAATTCTTAATTGCTTCAAGATCACCATCGAGATCATAAAGAGAGCCTGCGCTTTGCAACTTAGAAATCATGTCGCTGCGTTGTTGGATAAGATTGTTGTATTTTTCTTGATAAGCAGCTGATAATTCTTCAATTTCTTTCTCTGCTGCTGAAATGATTGCTTCGCCTTGCTGTTTTACTGCGTTACTGTAAGCAGTGATCATTGATTTTCCTAAGTTTGAATAAGCACTAACAACAGCTGATTTTTGCGCCTTTACCTTTTTTAATTGTTTTTCTAATGACTTTGTACTTTTCTTTTCTTTTTTTGCTTTCTTAATCTGTTTATTTAGGCTTTTAATTTTTTTATCGTATTTATCAGTGTCTTTTGTTTTGCCAGATGCTATTTCTTTGTTAATCAGATTCTTACCAAGCGTTGTTGTTTTTGATACTTGCGTATCCATCGCAGAAGATAAACCATCTGTTAAATTTTTCCCGATTTCTTCAAAGTTGCCATTTTTACTTGCATTCTTTGCAGATGATACAGCCGAATTACACAGATTCTTCATCGTATTTTTAAGATTCTGTTGTTCTGCATTAACTCCAGATATAATACCTGTTACAATATGTTTTCCAACTTCTTTTTTGAATACTCTAGAAGGCGATTTGATTCCTAATGTTTTCTTAGCCGCCTTTAAGGCACTACTTGCAAGTCCTTGCATTTTACTTAACAAAGATCCAGCCATCGCACCAACACCACCAATGATACCTTTTACGATGTTTGATCCAACGCTTCCCCAGTTAATTCCTTTAAATGCTGTTACAGCACGCATGGCTAAGCTTTTTGCAGTGCTTGCCATCTTTCCAACTAAACTTAATAATCCAGAAACAATCTTTGATACTACATTTTTTCCTACGCTAAGCCAATTTATCTTTGTGATATTCTGCATTATCACTCTTGCAAGAATTTGAGCATTTAATGCTGCTTTACTGACGAACATGGAAATTCCAGAAGCAATCTTTGATACTATGTTGCCTCCTGCACTAAGCCAATTGGTTGTTGTGATTTTCTTCCATAGACTTTGTGTCAAATCACTAAATGCTTTTACTGCATTACCTTTTGCACTCACAATTCCACTTTTTAGATTTGTGATCATTGCTTTACCAGCACTAAATAAATTTATATGAGTAAAAACATTTACAATCGCCAGAACAATTTGTGGTAAAGCGGCAATCAACTGCGGAATGGCCTGAACAATTCCAATAACAAGATTTGCAATAATTTTTACACCTGCTGCGATCAATTGCAGCAATCCTGTATCTATCGCAGCGCAGAATGAATTGATGATCTGTGGCACATACTCAATCAATAAAGGGATCGAATTAATCAGTCCTTGTGCTAATGAAGTGATCATCTGGATTCCAACAGTGATCAACTGTGGCAATGCAGAAATTAAACCAAGAGCAAATTGAGCTAAGGCTTCAATTGCTTTAGGTATAAGTTCTGGTGCTGCTTGTGATATTGCGTTTCCTATCTGCGTTATGATCTGCACTCCATAGCTGATCATCTGCGGCAATGCCTGCATGATTCCAGACCCAAGTGCAAGTATTGCCGTTCCTGCTGCTGTAATAAGTTGAGGTGATGCAGAGCTTATTGAACCTGCCAACGACATAATAACCTGACCACCTACAGATAAGAAATCTGGTATCCCTTCTGTTATACCTAAGAGAATGCTGGTGATCATTTCGGCTCCAACCTGAACACCTTGCTGCATCTCACTTTTCATATCATCCCATAATGTACTAAAAAGTTCCGGGATTGTAGCTGCCAAACGTGGAATGATCTCTCCAAGATTCTTTCCGATGTTCTCCATCATTACTGCTATGGAATCTGCAAGTTCTTCCGCTGATCCTGAACCATTTAAGAAATTATCATATGCAGCCTTTGCACTGTTCATTGATCCCTCAATCGTTGTTGCTGCTTCCTTAGATGTCGTTCCTGTAATACCTAACTCTTTTTGAATGATATGGATCGCATTATATACATCTGCAAGATTGTTGATATCATACTTAACGCCTGATATCTTGGATGCATCCGCAAGCAATCTTTCCATTTCTGTCTTGGTTCCGCCATATCCAAGTTTTAAGTTATCCAACATTGTATAGTTCTGCTTCGCAAATCCCTGATAAGCGTTTTGGATATCCACCATATTGGTTCCCATCTTATTCGCATTATCAGACATATCAATCATAGCCATATCAGCTACTTTTGCCGCTTTATCAGTATTCTTTGCACAGCTCTGTAATAACGATGCAGAGAAACTTGTTACATTCTGCATATACTCATTTGCGGACATTCCAGCAGTCTTATAAGCTTTGTTTGCATTAGCTATGACTGTTTTAGAACTTTTCTTAAATAAAGTCTCAACACCACCAACATTCTGTTCTAGTTTTGATACAGAATCTAATGATTGTTTTGTCATAGCACCCAAGGCAGCACCCACACCGGCAACTGCTCCTGCTGTTATAGCAAGACCTTTCTTTGCAGCACTGCTTATCTTGGACACTCCGGCATTAAATCCGGATTCGTCAATTTTCGTATCAAATTTTAAAGAGCCATCGTAACCCATGTATATTCTCCTTTCGAATATGCACGGCTCAATGGCTCACTTATGCACTAATTTTTAATTTTTATTTCTACCTCATTCCCACATTTTTTACACTTCAAGAACACATTATTGCTTTGAGCTGTGTTGTCATAGATCAGTAAGTGTGCACCGCAATGTGGGCATGAGTACCATTTTCTTTCAAATGGGATCTCTTTTATCTTCATAATCATTAAAACATCATATTTCCAAAAGCATCTCCGATCTCTTCACTTGTGACCTCATGATCAATGATCGCTATCTGCTTTTGAATCTTCCTGATCCTTTCTCTTTCTTCTTTATCCTTGATCTGGTTAAGATCAATACTTCTATAACCCATTCTTTTCTTTAGTTCGCAATCTTCATTCATGCCATCGATCAGCATCTGGAACATCCACCAGTGCATATATGGTATATCTGTCAGATTGATACCGTAACACTCCAAAAATCCAGATATGATATATGGTGCATCCTGATCGTATGAGATCACTTGGTTATGTTTCATATCTTCTTCGTTGTTATCTTCTTCCTCTGATACTTTCGTTTCCTTGTAATTTATTACAAAATCCGTCAGTGCTTGTAAACATTCCTCAAAGTCAAAACCGGGATCATCAAGGAACCAATATGCAAGCAACTGCTTCTTCTCTGCTTCCTCAACATCTTCATCCTTTAGCAGATCCATGAGTTTTATATACTCACGAAAATCTGTTACAATTCTAACCTTCTTTCCATTTACAATCACATAATCAGGAAACGGCTCGTATAAAGGATTCATCGGTTTTTACCACCGTTATATGTGTTAAAATTCTTTTTCCTTTTCTTCCTTCTCTGCTCCCTGTTCTGATCTCTGTTTGGCATATATTTACCGCTTAACTGTAATCTTCTTGCATTTGCTTTTTTAACTGCTACCTGCATAAATCCAAGGAATGAATCCCAAACTTCGTCACAGTTTCTCATATTTTTCTTTCCACTAAAGATTTTTTCTCCTGTACCTTCTCCGAAAATACGATCAAATGCATTGTAATAAATCTCGCAGTATCTCTTGATAAATTCTGGCATTTTTCCTGTCTTATCAATGTTTTTTCCATCTTCATCCATCTGTTCAAATGCTTTCATTGTTTTTTCAAATACGTCTGCATCTTCAAGATCTAACTCTAATTCAAGACCGTTGATCTTCCAAATTCTTTCATTCTTATCATTCTGGCTCATGGCTCAATCTCCTTTTCTTCTTCATTTACTTCTGCTGCCTGTATATTGGCAGCTACATTAGGGCGCAACCGTCTCTGAAAAAGTACATGTTTTCCCATCTGTAGATACAATCGCATATCCTTTTACAATTTCTGTTTTAACCGCAAAGCTTCCAGAATACTGTAACGCATCTGTTCCATCTCCAGAAGAATCTGGCAAGATAGAATATGTTCGTTTTCTTGCTACGTACTCATTATCTTTTTTAGATTCTCCTTTATCGAAGAAATCAACAACAACGATGTCTCTCATTTCTCCTGTTAATTCATCATCCTGGACCATTGCAAGATCTTTAAGAACTGTGTCATTTTTGTGATGATCGAATCCATATTCTAAGGTTGTCCCATATCCTGTTACGTCAGAATCCTGACTATCTTTGTCAACGTACTGTCGTTCATATGTGATCGGATTCTTTCCATCTGTTAGCGATGTAAAATGTTCCATTCTGTTAAATGTTGTGACATCTCCACCTCCAGCTTCTGGAACTCCGTAAAACGCAACTCTCTGACTACGTCTAACTAATTTTGTTTTTTCCATGTTATACCTCCTGTGTATAAAGAAGGCGGCACTCTATACGATATTGGGCGTATTCACCCTCTGCATCATATAGATAGCCGCTGTTTAATGTTTCTAATGCATATGGATGCTGTTTTTTGTTTGTAAGATTTGGCATTTCGCCTTTTTCTGTCTGCTCTTCCATCCACTCTTCGAACGCCTGATAAAAGCAAGAATTTTCAATATTAATCCTCGCATCTTCGTCATACTGTTCTTTGCTTGTGAATGCAAATTGAAACTGTTTCTTTTTCCCGCCATCCGTGTATCTTTGGAGAATCGGATCACAGGGAAGCGGGTCGACTGAATAGCTCATTTCTTCCGACAAATGATCAACATTTACCCTGTAATCATCTAAGAAGGGGCATGTTAGTATATATGATCTGATAGAATCAATAATATTAGCCTCCTGCATATTTCTGCGCTCCTTTCAAAATACTGTCTTTATGTCGGTTTTTCATTCTTTCAAACCAACGCGACTTTTCTTTATGCTCATAGTATTGTCTACGTGCATATGGCGTGATCTGATTGATCTCTCCTGATCCGATAACTGTTCCAAGTGTTGCAGACTTGATCAAAGCTCCTGACAGTCTTGGTGTCTCTGGGTTCATCCTTCTTATACATTCTGAATCGACAAACTCCTGAGCTTCTCCAAAACTTGCACTCTTTTGCCCAGAAAATCCATGATTCCATTCCATCTTAGCTGTCACGGATCCATTTCCTGTTTTTACTGTGTAAATACTGCCTCTTGGTGTTTTGATCACAATATTTCTTTTTTGTGCCATTTACACACCACCTACCTTTATGTGTGGATTAGCTCCATATGTGTTGTAATTTGCAGATGTAACTTTGCAACATTCTGTTCCTTTTAGGTCCTTAGCTGTTGTCATATCAATATCACAGATTCCTTTTACAAGATAATCATCTTTTTTTATGCTGATCGTAGTATCTGGTATTCTGATCGCAAAAGTATCTGCTCTTTTCAGACCTTCGGATGTGATTGATGATGCTTCGGATTCATGCCACCAGACCTTTTCTATCAGCATCCTCTTCCATTCATCCATTCGCTTATCTTCGTTGTAAACCCTAGAATACAGTGTCGCAGATACATTTGTGATCATGATCCACCTCCATGTCCATAAGACCAGTATTAAGCAAATAATCACTTGCAATTTGATACATTTTTGACTCACACGACTTCGATGTATCGTAACTTACTGAATAACCATCTGTGTTTTCAGATGTTTTGCCTTCTCTGCTTTCATAGTCTAATAAACATTCAGACATGTCACAGATCGCACATTTCATCACATTGTCAAGCTCATCAATCCGGTTAAATGTGTACTTCTTTAATTTTGTCTCTGCTTTTATACTTAACCGCATCCAGGCGGACTCTGGTATGGATGTTCCGCCAAAATTATTCGTATAAAATTCGTACTCAACCATACCATCCCTCCTATTCTGCTGCCACTGTATGAGCATAGATCGCGGATTTTTTGTTATCCTTTGTTTCTGCAATACCTACTGTTCGATATCCAAACTTCCATGCATCTGCATTCTGATTGACTTCTGGTGTAATAATCTTAGATACCGTATGTTTCTGGTACTGGATCACAGCCTCTTTTGGCACGATCAAGAAGTTAATTGCTTTCGCTGCTCCTGCTTTTTCGAATCCCCCAGCTCCATCGCTTGTCAATGTAACAGAGTCATAAAATCTGTTACTTGGGACCTTTACAATTCCTGCCCATCCGTCCATTACTTTCCTTGATGCTGTTGTATCTAAGTCATCAATCACTCCGGCAAGCGTTGGATTAATAAACAAATAGCATGTTTCTGGATTTGCTTCTGCTTCTTCTACTGCCGTTTTCCCTGTTCGGATTGCTGCAATAGCATCTTTTCCTGTTGTAATAGTCTTAGCTACCTTATTCTCTGTTGCTGCTGCATAAGCTGCAAATCTGTAAGCATCTAACTCTTGTACTACTTTTGTTCTTAAGAACTCTCCAGACAGTCTTCCAAAAGCGATACCAGCAGATTCAATATTATCCATTGCATCCACAGTAAACATACGTCCTCGATCGTATGTACATTTCTTTGTTTCATACTCTAAGGTTACGTCTCCGGCAACATATCCCGTCTGTTTATTGTAATCTGCAAGTCCCTGCATGCTCATCTTTGGAATTAAAATCTCATTTGCATTTGCACCTTCTTTGACCAACTCATTTGGTCCATCTAATACAGATGTTAAGGATGCTAATTTATAGACTTCATCAAGCAGCGTTGCATACTGCTTTCTTAAAGCAATTGTGTTCATTCTTTATACCTCTTTTCTATTTGCTCTCTGTCGGTAATCCCATGGCCGCACGGATCGATGCCATATTATTGTCCGTTCCTCCGCTTCCATGCGTTGCTCCGACAAATGGATTGTCAATTGGTTCTTCAGATTCAAATAAATAGGAATCCGTTTCTTTTGTTTTCTTTAATGCAGCCTCAATGTCTGCACTCTGATCTTTTGATGCCTTAAGAGCTTCAATATCAAGAATTCCTTTAATCGCTTTCGCATTCTTTCCACCAGCTTTTGTGATCGCTTTTTCCAATGCATCTGAAAAGTCACGATCTGCAATCTGCTGTTGATGCTTTGTGCGTTCTGTTTCAAGATCAGATGTTAATGTCTGTACTTTATCTTTCAGCTCGTTCACATCTACTCCTTCAAATCCTTTCAACTTATCGAGTGCTCCTGTCAGATCAGTTTCATACTTTTCCTTTTCTTTAACTGCATCATCAAATTTTTTCTTATCAACATATTTCCCGGTAGAAAGATTTGCAATCTTAATCTGTTTGTCTTTGTTTTCTGCCTTTCCATTATGCTGTTTGATAAGATCTGCAAACTCCTGATATCTGTCTCCTAATGCTTCTTTTAAAAAATCCATAATTATATTCCTTTCTACTATCACGCTTATTTTTAAATGTGGTGCTTCCACAGTGATGCGGTGTTTAAACATCTATCCGCAAGATGCACTTAGTTTAAATGTCATTTCGGACATAAAAATAACACCCAGATCTTCTCTGCGTGTTCTAATGCAGCTTAACCCTGCTGCCGGGAGATTATTTGGATCACCTCCTACTGTTTGTGAGTGATCTTGGCTCCCCACTTTGGTAGGAAGTTGATCTCATAATGATATTTGTCTACATCTGCTCCAGATACATCTTCTACAACATACATTGTATAATCGTTCAGATATACCAGATCTTTACGATATTTTCCCTTTGCTGTTTCAATAATAACTTCCAGTTCGTTATCATCATTATTCTGCAACGCAAAGGTTCCTGTAAGTTCTAATAAGACTGTGTCTGTTCTGGCATTGATCACTGTCAATTTTCTTGTAACATTGAAATTGTCTGCTTCCTGCGATACATTCCTTGATACCTTTGATGATTCAGAACAACCAGCAAAAACAAACATACATGTAACTGCTGCCAATAGCACTAATAACATTTTCTTCTTCATCCTATATTCCCTCCTTTCTTAAAAATCTGTATAAAAATACCACCAACGATTTCATTGGTGGTTAATTGGTTTGAATATAAATATGATCCCTGATCTTTTCAATCATGATTGATTTCGGTGTTGCATTATAATCTTTATCCATCCAAGCTACAGATTCATCATCAAGATAATCCATAAAATCAATATATGGCTCCTCATCAACTTCAAAACTTCCTTTTGTTTCCGTTGATAAGATCTTTTGAACTAAATCATCTTTTGGATAATTCTTTTTTAAAAACTGAATCTGCTCATTGCTTAACTCAAATTTTACCTTTTCCATTTAATGCCCCTTTCTAAATCTTGCTTCTGTTGGATTACATTGAATTAACTCTCCTGTATCTGGATTAAGTGTAACTGTACCAATTCTTCCTATGTATTTCTTACTCTTTCTTCCTTCTTGATCGACTTTTTCTATCATTTTAATTGGATGTTCAAGTGCATCTGTGATTGCATCAATAGAAACTCCTGATCGTATCTTCTTCGTCTTTGGATCCGACATTGTTCCAATCACACGTTCTATAAGATGCTTTCTCTGTCCAGTGATCTTAATTCCATCGAATGACCTTCTACCTATAATTTCTCTATTGACCTTATTATAAAGAGCAACATAATTTTTAAAATCGGATAGCGGTGAGATCATACCACTTTTGATAGAATTCGTATAATCTTGAAACAATTCAAATCTCTTACTGTCATTATATTTCATTTGTCCAAACTTAACAAGTGATGGTGCATTATCTCCTAAGATATCTTTATAATGCTTATACTGTCTCACATCCATTGATGCATTTTTTATCATCTCCGGAGGAAATAATGCATTTTGTTTTTTGCTGTTTGTTGCAACCTTTCCCTGCATGTCTAAATAAATACGTTCTCTTTCCTTCCTAAGTTTCATTTTTTTAGAAAATCTTGTGTATTCATTTAGCTGTGCCTGGTACTTTGCTTTGTGCAGCATGATTTCTTGTCTATCAGCTTTCCCTTTTTCAAGTGCTCTTACCTTTTCCCTTTGAGCTCTCATTGCTGTTTCCATCTTCCGCTGCCGTTGTTTTGCTTCATAGACAGTATATTGTTTACCATCAAATTCTTTAGGTTCGTTCTCTTCCTGATTCTTTTCTTCAAGCCACTGATCAGTCCAGTTACGTTCTGATACTCCTGGAAAAAACGGATAATATTCATGGTAGCAATTCGCACCTAACAATCCTGTCACTGTTCCAAGTCCACAAACTGATACAAGTTGTTCTTTTGTCCAAACTTTTCCCTGCCACACCGCATGCGTAGGACGTGCTCCTGCATGCCATGCTACTTCAAAAAAGTCTGTTCCCATCTTCTTTGCATTGTAGTCTGTAATTTTTCCTGTAATCTGTGATAGTCCTGTCATAACTGCACGTCTTGCTGCAACGTCTACCCTGTTATGCCGTCCAGATGCATAATCTATCGTTCTTAATCCACTGTTAGTCAGCTGTGTGATTGTTCGCCTTAATACGCTTCCATAATCAAATGCTCCTGATACGATATCATAACACGCATTATCCAGATACTTTGTGTAAACCTGCGATAACGGTGTTAAGATCTTTTGTCCTCTTTGATCTATGTAAAATCCCAATGATCTTGTTACATTTTCCAAGTCTTCCACGCCTTGCTGCGCAATTGCTTCAATCATTTGCAGTAGGTGGTTATTCTCTTTAAACGGAATGTACTCTGCATTGATCTGTTCATAGATATCTTTGTTTCTGACATACTCCCAATTAATCACGTTATCATACAGCTCAAACATTTCTGGATACGATTTATTCAACGTTTCTTTGAGCATCTTTTCAATGTCTTCTGTTGAATATCCTATGATCCTTAATCTGTTGATCTGCCAGTCAGCTGTACTTGTGATCTCTCCGGTTTTCTTAATTCTTCGTACAATGTCTTGAATGATTCGTTCTTCCAGGTTTATATAATTTGCTGCTATCTTGTTGGCCATCTGATTTTTATATTCATTTCTCATTTACTCCATCACCTGATTTTGTTCCGGCAACTTTGCCCTTGCTGTTTCCTCATCTTCGTTGTACCACTTCATCCGGTACTCTAATAAGCTCATTGCCCCCATGCTGACATCCTGGCGGTCCTGCTGCCTCTCTGATTCTTCATCTGTCAGAATAGAGTCCTTGAACTTACAAGCAAATTCGATTCCAGACATATAGCATCCGTTGTAAAATGCCAGCGCCTGAACAAAATCTTGTAGACATTTTTCCAAATTATTCTGAATTGCTGTTACCCTGTTATACTTCCTTGTCTTTGATGTCAGAACCTCAGTTGCTGTCTTTTCAACATTCTGAACATCTGACAGATCACCATATGCAAGCCCTACATTAAACTCAATCTCTCGCTTGCATTCTTCTAATCCTCTTTTATATGCTTCATCTCGCATCTGTGGAGAATATTCTTTAAAAAGCTCTTTGTCCTTTCCATCGTCAAGGTTTAATCCTCTGTATAACCGATTGCTCAGTTTAGGAAGATACGTTTTCCCTTTACTATGCTTCAATGCACGTTCATCTACATGAATTGCACGTTCTCCTGATTCATATTCCCAATCTAGACGTGCTGCCTGTCGATCTGCCTTTCTAATCAATCCAGTCGCTGATTCATAGATAGACACCCCACATCCACTTTCATCAATTTTGTTTTCGACTGGGTTCTGATAATAGCCAAAGTCCATCTGTGTCATTCCTGGATAGATGATCGGTCCAGGCTGTATCTTTGACCACTCTGGAACATTTTCAAGTTCACATCTTTGACCAATATCGCTCCTACTCTGCGAATGATAGCAATTATTTTCAATCGTCAGATTCCCGTTTGTGAAATAATGTCTCTCTAATCTAAAATAATAATTATTTTCCCCGACACGTTTTACGGATAAAAAAGCAATATCGTTTGGTTTCCCATCATCATCGAAACTGATCGGTATCATCTTGTCCGCTGTTATATATTCAAATTTATCTGGTCCTAACGGCCGCAACACTAAAGATCCTAATGCTAATCCATTCTGCATTTTTTTGTTCAGATCAACTGCAGCCTTTTTCAGTGTTTTATCAAGCTGTTCGTTATTTAGAATCTGCATCTCCATTTCTACCAATGCTGCATCTGCAAATTCTCGGCATATCCCTTCTTCTAATCGTAGCGATTCAACATAACTTTCACACCAATCAGCTTTTCCCGACAGCATGTTTTTCCAGTCATTTATTGCATCGATCATGGCCTGTGTTAATGCTACGTCTTTACCCAATATGTTTTTAAATGTTGTATAACTGAACATACTCACAATTCCTTTCCATAATCTTTTTAATCTATCAAACATCTTCCACCTCTTTAATCAGGTATTTCATATCCCTTTCAATCGTATATTCAAATGCATCCAAGCTATCAATATCTGTACTTCCATCATCCAGTCTTTCATCTCTGTCTTTTACGTCTTTATCCCATACAGCGTCTGAAAAGGCTGTTTTCAAAGATTCACAGTCTTTTGTGATGAAAAATCTATCTGCACCCATGAGCTTTACAGTGCATCTTATACGATCATTGATCGTTGCTTTTCTTGCTTTCTTTACACTGATCCATGGAAATCGTTTCTCTACTGCATTCCTGATCGAATTTCCTAAAACTGTTTCTGCATTATCGTAATAGACTGTTTCAACGTTGCAATATCTAACATTATCTCCGTATCGATCTATCATGCTGTATTTTTCTATGACTTCCTGCACGAATTCACAGAACAACTTATCAAGCATATTGCTGTCGATATCCTCATTCTCATCTTTGGCCATGATCCGCTTTGACATGATCCCAATAACAAGCCTGTAATCATCTGTATATCCTCTTGCAACAAATGAATGCCCTGACTTGTTTCCTCCGAAGTCGAGTCCTATTTCTATTGATACAATGTCCTGCTGCCTGATCTGCTTATATTTTGCATCTCCTGTTATCTGATCAACGATCTCACATCGAAACACCTCAGGATCATCTGCAAACTTCTTGTAAATAGAACCTTCTGCTCTCTTCCAGAGTCCTAAAATCAGACGATCATAATAAATCGTACCTTCATACTCTTTACATAGCTGTTCAACAAATTCTTCTGGAAGGTATGGATTATCAAATATCGTGTATCTTTGCAAATAGATATCTAATTCTTGATTATCAATGAATTCCTTCAGCCAATGTGTTGGATGTTCTGGGTTACATGCACCGTCAAAACAGCTATATGGCTTATCAAGTCTTGATTTCAACATCTGGAATACTTCTTTATTCCACTTTGCAATTTCATCTCCATAGCAGTATTTGATGCTTGCACCCTGAATCTTAGCTACTTGGCTAATCTTTTCTGCTCCAAGGCAGTAGGTATCTTCACCGCAAATTCTTGCTATATTTCTGTTATTGATCTGTCCGATTAGTTTCTCCGTATAGATTTCTCGCATTGGTTGGAGTACGTTTCTTTCTATTGACTCTTTTGACACTCCCAATACAACATTAAGTCCTGGTTTACCAGCACGTTCCCTGATTCTGAATGGAACTACATATGCTGTATCTACATAGGATTTTCCAGAACGAACTGCTCCAGATTTTATGTTCCATCTATGAGTTGCGTTTATAATATACTCATTCTGTTTCTTGCTTAACTGCATTATCACGCACCTCTTTTAGTATCTGATCCAATCGATCTAACGCCTCATCTGTTTCGTTTTCTCCTGTTACTGCTTCTTTTCTGGCTTTGATCAGTTCTGTTTCTGCCTTTTTATTTTCAACATCTTCTTCTGCTCTACTGCTTTGTCCAGAATACTGTGCTACAAATTTAGCTGCCTGTGTGTCTCCTGCTAATGCAGCCTTAATCTGTACCATTAACAAAGCGGATTCTAGTGTACATTCAACACCTAACGATTCTAAAACTGGCTTCCATTCTTCGTTATCTATTGGAGCAGTGAGCAGCATGTTCAATGTCCTTTTAAAATCTGCTTTTCTACGTCTTACTTCACCGCTTGCTTTGCCTGCTTTTTTTGCCAGCTCTCGGCGTTCCTCCGGAGTTCGATTGTTATTTGCATCTCTTATGTTTTCATATCCTGCCACTTCACCACTTTCCTTCTTGCCATAAGAATTTCTTGTTTTTTTGCACTAAAAAAGCACCCGAAGGTGCCTATTTTTTCTAATATGTTACTTTAAATTTCTTTATCGTTTTCCTTTTTGATAAATTCATATAATCGATTACATTTCTGTGCATTTCTACATGTGACTGTTGTATCTGTTAAAATGTTCATCCCTGTCATTCCACAATAGCTTCTTTCACTTACTGTTGTTTCAGGATCAAATTCTGCACAATTCTGACAGTAATCTTTAACTTCTAATGCAATCATTAATTTTTCTCCTATTTTTTAAATTTCTATGCTACATAATATCAAAAAAAAGTGTGCCATACTATGCCAAAGTGTGCCATCTTTAATCAGTATTCAAATTCTTTAATGCTTGAGAGTGTGCTCTATGTACCTGTCTCCAACTGTAGCCGATCTCTACACAAATATCTTCCCACTTCATGAATCTTATGTATCTAAGATATAACACTCTACTTTGCATACCATCTTTAATGTCTACAATTTTTTCTTCGATCTCTAAGCGGATCTCCTGCATTTCTCTCTTTTGATCTATAATTTTGTTTAAAATTCTCTCTATTCGCACCATTTCATCCGACAGATCTGTTTTCTTATGTGCTTTTGGCATTCCTGAATATTCTATTGCTCCCGGTCCCATTTCTGCTCTAATCCGTTCTTCTTGTTCCTGGAGTGAATTATATTTTTTTACTGCGTTCTTGTATCGATTCAGATATTCCTTCTTTTTCTCGTTCTTTTCTTTCTCTGTCATTTCTTACCCTCTCACATAGTTCAATCAACTGCTGCCTGATTCCATCCAAATAATCATTATATTTCACCCGATCGGCACAAATGCCTATGCAGATTATCTCTGCACAGGCTTCACATGGATTCATCATATTTTTCTCCCCGACTTTTGTTTCATTAGTTTTCTCTCATAAAACTTCTTTTTAGTCGTTGAGTAATATTTGTCTTTATCTTCTTTCTTTTTCTGTCTCATTGCCTGCATGCTTAACTTCCATGCGACAAATTGTGTACATTTTCTTCTACACTCAATCCTCTTTTCTCTTTCTTTCCCAGAATTGCACTTAAGACATGGACAATCTCTATATGCCATTACGCATCACTCCTTTTATTCAAATCTTCCTGCACTTGATCCATATCGATGCCATGTTGTCCCTTTTTTGACTTTTTTCTTTCTTCTTTGTCTAGCCTCTCTTTCAACTTCATCGATCACATCATATCGATATTTACTATCCCAGTATTCTATCAACTGTCGGCTGATTCCTGTTTCTCTTGCCATCGACTCACAGGTAATTCCGTCATAGATCATATTTTTTACGATACTTTTTTTGTATTCTTCACTGTATTTTTTACGATCTACTTTAGGTACTTCTTCATCTTTGTACTGTGCTACCCATCTTTTTAATGTTCCAACACCAATTTCTGCTTTATCTGCAAACTCTTTTCGTGACATTCCTGATGCTATAAGAGCTCTTACAATTCCTCTTTTAAAATCTTCTGTATACTGCATATTTTTGTTTCAGACAGCTTAGTTCTCTACCTGAACCAATGCATTATCCGTGATCATTGTTCTGTTTCTTTTTGCCTGATTGTATAATTCATTGTGATTCTTTTTTGTGATTTGAAAAATAATTGTAAAAACTAAATCTAGTATCGTTAAAAAAATTTACATTTAAAAGAATCTGAAAAAATATGTTTGTGATTGTTTTACTTGTTAATAGTTACTAAAGAATCTTAATCAGGCAGAGAACTAAGCTGTCTGTTCTCCTTTCCGCCTGCTGCCTTTTCGGCAGTAGGCTAATAGATCTTTGTTTCTTATGCGTTTTAATAGTTACTTGTGGTATATAAAATCAGCATTGCTGATTGTGCACGTTATTTAGTAACATTTCTTATAGTTTTACTATTCAACGGTTTTTTTAATTCCTCTGCTGATTTATAAATATCTCTTACCATCTTTTCGATCGTATACAATTTCAGTCCATAAGATTGTAAGTCAATGACTGCCTTTGTTAATTCTTCCATGTCTTTCTCTCCTTTTACGCTTATATATCAGCTAATGCTAATATGCAATAATCTTCTTTTAATCCTGCGAATCCTTCCAGAATATAGGTGATCTCCTTTTCAATCACTCTTCCTGTCGGTTCTCCATTGTCCATTTCTCTATATTCGATTACATCGCCTAATTGATACTCTCGATCATTCTTCTGTAGATCAAACGGCTTTCTGCCTGTTTG